CGGCACAGCGTTACCAAGCGCCATCAGACGCGCCAACAACAATCATCGGTGCGGCTGACGTGTATCTCAGTGACTTCGGGACGCTAAATGTGGTCGCTAACCGCTTCTCACGTGAGCGTGACGCATGGTTGCTAGACCCAGAGTACGCATCTGTGTGCTACCTACGTCCAATCCAGCAAGTTGAGCTTGCGAAGACTGGTGACGCTGAGAAGCGCATGGTCATCGCAGAGTTCGGTTTGAAAGTCTTGAACGAAGCTGCGCACGCAGTTGTTGCAGACTTGAACGTATCATAAGACTGACGGGGCGGCTTCGGTCGCCCCTTTCAATTTTGGGGGACTTTATGGGTCAAAAGAGATTATTCGGACGAGATCCACTCACCGGCATAACGCAGTATTGGCACGTTAAGGATAATGGGGAGTACGTGATTGAGACACAGCAGGATGTGTCTGCGATCGCCGAAGCAAACAAGCGCCAGTACAACGATACACCCGACCGGCATGGTGATGTCAACAAGGTGGCGTCTATTCCATTAAACGTGTATTATGATCTTAAACGTCGGGGGATTGCAGATGATCCAGTGGCGTTTAAGAAGTGGTTGAATGACCGCGACAACCAAGTATTCAGAACTCGCGCGGGTAGATTGTAGCGCCTAACCGTGTTAAAAAAGGCCAATCTTTAGGAGATCAACATGGCAATTACAACTTACGCAGAATTGCAGACAGCAATCGGAGATTGGCTAAACCGTGCTGATCTTGATCAGAAAATCCCAGACTTTATTCGCTTAGCGGAAAGCACGTTGAACGACGTGTTCCGTAGCGCAGACATGGTGTCATCAGCAACACAGGCGATCACATCTGGTCGCGCGGCACTTCCAGCGGATGCGTTAGAGATCGCATACGTGCAGGTGGCATCCACAGAGGACGAGCCGTTAGAGCAAATTACACCGCAGCAGCTTACAATGTTGCGTCGCACCCGCACACGCGATGCAGCCAACCCGCGTTTCTTTGCGGTCATTGGTCGTGAGTTAGTTGTCACGCCGTCACCGTCAGGTTCAGTTTCAATGGACATTGACTATTATCAGCGCATCCCATCGCTTACGGACAGTAACACAACAAATTGGTTACTAGAGGACGCACCGCATGTGTACTTGTACACGTCACTGCTACACGCAACACCGTTCTTGATGGACGACGCGCGTTACGCAGTGTTCAACAACACAGTCTCTCAGCAAGTTATGGCTGCTGTTAAATCGCAACAGACGCTATCGTTTGACGACGTTAAGTCGGCAGGCTTTTCGCTTTCTGCGCCATCTGACGTTGCGTCTGCGCAGCAGTCTGCACTGGCGGCGGTTAGCAATGCTGCAAACAACGCATAAGGTGATACATGCCATCGACATACGCGGAACTCAAAGACCAAGTCGCTAACTTTATCAACAAGCCTGACATTGAGCAGACGATTGATACGTTTATCGACTTGGCGGAGGCAGACATCGCGCGCAAAGTTCGTCATTGGAAGATGGAAAAGCGCGCTACTGTTCAGCTAGACGATCAGTATTCGCGTGTGCCGACTGATTGGCTGGAGAGTATTCGTTTTTACTTAAGCGAGGGCAATACATTTGAGCTCACACAGGTAAGCCACGGTGAAATCATTAGTAAGCGTGTGGACGCGTTAAACACGACCGGACGTCCGCGCTATTTCACAATGAGCGACGGCGCGTTTGAGGTGTATCCAACGCCGGATACATCATACACTGCAGAGCTCCTGTATTATGCCAAGAACGAGGCTCTGTCTGACAGCAACACATACAATTGGCTGCTACAGGATGCGCCAGACTTATATTTGTATGGCACGTTGATGCACACGGCGCCGTTCTTAGGTGAGGATGCGAGAATACCGGTTTGGGCGAACCTATATCAATCTGCTCTTGATAGTGTTAATCTATCGTCAGAAAAAGCCATGAGCCAGAAGTCTGGCCTGCGTATGAATATTAGGAGTTACTGATGAGCTTTACAGACTACTTAGAGGACAAAATCCTCGATCACGTATTTGGCGGCACGGCATACACTGCGCCATCAACACTTTACGTTGGGCTGCACACGTCTGCGTCTAGCGACAGCGCGGCGGGTACGGAAGTATCTGGCGGGTCATACGCACGTCAAACGGCTGCGTTTACTGTGTCAGGGACTAGCCCGACAGAGGCGACGACAGGTTCCGCGATTGAGTTCCCTGCGGCGACAGCTTCATGGGGAACTGTGACATACGCTGGGATTTATGATGCGTCTAGCGGTGGCAACTTGCTTGCTTATGCAGAGCTAACAGACCCATCAGACTTTTCCACGGCGCTTCCCAAGGCGATTGACACTGGCGACATTTTCCGCATTTCCGCAGGCAATCTTAAAATTCGATTGGACTAAGACATGGCTACTATTGTTACCCGTTCTGGTAAGGGTTCACCGCTCACGCATGGAGAGGTGGACAGCAACTTCACGAACTTGAATACGGATAAGCTGGAGACTGCTGGCGGCTCCATGACGGGTAACCTGTCCTTCGGCGACAACGACAAAGCCATCTTCGGTGCTGGGTCTGATTTGCAGATTTGGCATGATGGGTCGAATAGTTATATTAAGGATGTAGCAACAGGTAACTTAAATATTGACGCATCAAACTTATCTTTGCGTAGTTGGGATGGTGCTGAGAGTTATATTGATTTAGTAGACAACAGTTATGTTCAAATACGGCACAACAACGCTATAAAACTAGCCACCACCAGCACAGGTGTAGACATCACGGGTACTTTGACCAGCGATGGGCTGACCTCTAGCGGTGATGTGACAATAGGTAATGGTGCAACTCTACGCATTGACGATCAAGATAGTATTCTGTTTGGCACTTACTCTGGCGGCTCAACAGGCACACTCTTACAGGGTGGTACCTCAACAGATTACATTACAAGAGTTGCTGGCAGACTGAGACAGACCATAGCAACCAACGGCGACATCAGCTTCTACGAGGACACAGGCACCACTGCAAAGTTCTTCTGGGATGCGAGTGCGGAGAGCTTGGGGATTGGTAAAACAGATCGTACAACCACATCAGTTTTCACTGTTCAAAACTTTAATGATGTAACGACAAACACTGCTGAGTTTTACAACGATAACGGCAATCGTACATTTAGGTTTGCACAAGATACGTCTGGCAATGCAGATTTATTGCTAGAGAAAAATGATGGCACCGACACTGTTTTAATAAGTACACATGGTAACAGTTATTTCAACGGCGGTAACGTTGGGATTGGTACGAGTTCGCCAGCAAGAAACTTGTCCATTGTTGATAGCGGTGTACCACTGTTGCAATTAGCTCTTTCAACGGATCAAGCAGCGGGAAATGGTTTTGAGTTAGCCTATGACGGAGTAGCCGCATATCTGGCGCAGCGTGAAAATCTTCCAATGGTGTTCAAGACTAACGACACAGAACGCATGCGCATCGCATCGTCGGGATCGGTCGGTATTGGGACGACAAGCCCAACAAGTAAAATTACACTTGGCGGCGAAACAATCCAATTTGCTACGGCTTTGTTAGTACAAGAAACAGGTCACGCTACGTCTGAACGTGCAGGTATCCAAACTGGCGGGTGGATTTTTGGACAGGACCAAGCAGGTGATGGGGTTAAGAGTTTCTTTATTTATGACGCTAATACCTCTGAACAGAGATTGTTGATTGATACCAGCGGTCGCTTGCTGGTGGGCAAAACAAGTAATTCCAACTCTACAGCAGGGACAACAGTTTACAGCAATGGTAAAATAGAAGGTGTTCGTGATGGTGGCTCAGTTCACCAAATGAACCGTCTTACATCAGATGGTAGCATTTTAGACTTCCAAAAAGACGGCTCCACTGTGGGGAGTATTAAAAGCCGTTCAGGATTGGTTTCTACTATTATTCTTGATCCAAGAACAGCCAGTAATGGTGGTACAGGTTTAACTGCAACAGGGGGGGCATCAGCTCCTGCTTTACTACCTACTGAC